GTTTCCCAGTCACGATCGCGAATGATGACGTACAACATACTGTACAACAAATGGAAAAAGAAGAAAAGATTTGGTCAGGATGGATGGCTGAATTCTCTAATAAAGATAGTGACTTTTGGTATAAGAAAGCCAAGAAGGATTTTTATTTCACAGCAGACGAAGCATTAGAGCTTGGTCTAGTAGACGAGGTATTTTAATATGACAAAACCAACTAAAGTTGAGGACAAAAAAACAGTTACTGATGAGGAAGCAGTAAAGTTGCTTATTCACGACTTAGCACTACTTGCTCGTACATGTAGAGTAACAATCGAAAACTCCACATTTGATGGGTCTATGCTTGAAACAGCATATCAAGCTCTTACAATGTGTAAACATGTTGAAGATCGTTGGATCAAAAAAGATGACAAATAAGGTAGACCCTAAACTCATTGAACAAGCTAAAGAACGCTATTTCAATGACGAATCTGTGTCGTCTATAGCTAGAGATTTAGGTGTAAATAGACTAACTATTCAAAACTACGTTAATAAATCTTGGAAAGAAGAGAAAGCCCTCATGGCTGCAGAATTGTTCCAGGAATTAGCGAGGTCCAAGAAGTCACAATTCGTGAAAATGACACAATCCGCTATTAAGGTATTAACTCGAGCACTAGAAAATATGGCAAATCGTGATGAAGCCCCTACTGTTAGAGAAGCCAAAGATGTTTCTAGCGTTATGGAAGCATTAGATAAGATAACCCGCTTGGATGAAGCTAAGCCTACCGAAATTATAGCAAACGAGAAGCCAATAACGGTTATCGAATTAAAAGAAAAATTAAGCGTCGATCCTTTCCTAGAGTTAGAAGACGCAGAGGTAATAGATGAAGAATCTTCTAGCAAAAAGTCGGACACTACTCACTAATTTGGTACGAAAAAGTAGTAAAAGTGTCATTTTATCATGCATAAAAGTCGTAAGTTTGGTACTTTTTATCACCATATTCTCTGTAAAAGCTCCAGAAATGCATTTAGGATATGTACGTGAGTCTGTTAAAGAAAGAATAGTAATAGTTACAGCTGATGGTTCGGGTGGTGGAACAGGTTTCTATGTAAAAGGTGCATCTGGAGATACTGTTATTGTCACAAATAAGCACGTATGTGGATTAGACGCTAGTAAATCTTTATTTATAGTAGGAAATGATGGTTCCGTGCGCTCTAAAAGGATCTTAGAGCTTTCTATAAGACACGATTTGTGTATATTGGAGCCCTCAGATAAGAGAATTGAAGGATTAGATCTATCAGATAGTAAGCCGGATATAGGAGATACTATAGCTATAGTCGGTCACCCCCATTTAACACCTCTACAAGTATCTAAAGGTATATATAACGGAGAATCTGAGGTAGCTATACTATTCGCAGCTTTCATGGGGCTAAGTCCAGTACTTACTGTAGGATGGACAGATGCTTCTGCTTATCCAGGAAATAGTGGAAGTCCTGTTGTAGATTTTTATGGTAATGTTATAGGGGTATTGTTCGCAGGATCTGCTCCAAATGTAAATATGATCGTTCCATTAGATGAACTTAAGTTAATATTAGAGGCATATTAATGAAAAAAGTCATATTATCTTCTAAAGATCAACAATATTTAGAGATGATGGAAGACTTAAATGAGCCAAATATACGTGGAAAGGCTCTAGGTCTTAAATCTAGACTACACGATAAGCAAATAGAATGCCTTTTATCTCTTTATAAGCATAAAAAAAACCTTATTATGGCTGCATGTGGTCGTAAATTTGGTAAAACAGACCTCTCTGTATATGCGTTATGGAGACATGCTATGTTAAATCCCGGATCTGCATGTTATTACATCGGACCAGAAGCCACACATGCGCGTAAAATCGTATGGGATAAGCAAAGAGTCCAAAAATTCTTGGGGAAAAATTCAAGTAAGTATATAAAAAGCACCCAAAACGTATTAATGAAGGTAATGTTTAAGAATGGGTCTTTTATCCAGGTAATGGGTAGTGATAACTGGCAATCTGCTAACGGTCTAGACCCAGATTTCGTTGTATATGATGAGTTTAAGGCTTTTAATCATAGATGGCATACAGAATTTAATCCTAACCGTGTTGCAAATAGGGCACCATTACTGATTATCGGTACTTTACCTAAAGTAGGTGATTCAAATAAGGAAGAATATGAATCTGTCTTGGAATATGCAAAAACTGATCCAGCGAATTGTGCTGTTCATCTTTATAGTACTTTTGATAACCCTATTATGAGTCGAGACCCGGAAACTCGCAAAGGAGTTGAACGGGAAATTGCAATATTAAGACAGCGTGGAGAGGAAGATGTTGTCCAAAGGGAATATTATTCCAAGATTATCCCAGGAGGCTCGAAAGCCATTTTCCCTATGCTTAATGAAAAGACCCATATTAGACCTCAGCATGAGATTTTAAATGAAATTAAGAGGGATCTGAAGAAGCTAGAATGGTTTTGTGTAACAGATCCAGGAACTACTACCTGCTTTGCAGGATTAATTGGGTGCGTTAACCCTTATACCAGAAAAGTATATCTAATAGATGAAATATACGAGAAAGATCAAAGTATGACATCTGTTAGGATGATGTACCCGCGTCTAGAAATCATGATGAAGAAGTATAATCCACATGGAAATATACATGATGACTGGGTTAAAGTCTTTGATGAAGCCGCAGCATGGTTTTCTAATGAAGTTATGCAGCAATATGGGGTATATTTTATGCCTACTGAGAAGCATGTCCATAAAAAAGAGTCAGGTTTATCACTAATTAAAGATGTATTAATACATGATTTACTAGTAATATCCGATTCCTGTGGCAATCTGTTCAAGGAAATGCAAGAATATGCTAAAGACGATAAAGGAAATATTCCAAAACGTAATGATCATCTCATAGATTGTCTTAGATATCTGTTTGGGGCATCAAACTATAATATGGTAGAGGCACTTGAAACAGTAAGAGTTAGGCATCCAGAAGAAGATATGAGAAAAGGCAGAAGAGGTACAAGACGTGGGTTGCTTCAAGACATACAAGCCGAAAATACGGATTGGACTGATGATTGGGATATTGAATGGTAGTTAACTATAGTACTGAAGCTGCTCGCGCTCTAGCGCTCTCAGCAAGTTAAATATATTATTACTCTCTTTTCTGGAGTTGTAAAGCAAATAGGAGGATTTCTGGCATGTTAAATGTAAAAATTAAATTAATTCGGGGACTTATGTACATCTGGGACGTAGTATTTACGTTTATAGATACCACTCAACTGAAGATTTATCTCAAAATGAGAGAAGTTAACAATACGTTAACAAACAGTCAACGACCTGTTAACAAATCTAAGATTTCTGAAGAGGACATTCAGGAACAATGGAAAAATCTTGTAGAGGCTTCTTGTGGATACGAAGAAATTATGGTAGCCTCTAAAGAGGGACCTAAACCACGCATAACTAGGGGATCAGGGAGGCTTAAATGATCGAAATAACTACAATATTGAATATTTTTTCAATTATTTTCTCTGGATTAACTTGCATATTTAGTTTATTTGCGCTATACTATAGCATGAAGGCTTGGACTACGTGCGAAGCTATGAGATTATCGACTCACACAGTACAATATGCACCAGTAGACAAAGATATAGAAAAAGCCAACGAAGAATGGGCTACAAAACAACAAGAGAACTTAAAAAAAGAACAGCAGGCATTTGCTGAAGATATTGAAGACGAAATGCCCGAATTTGCTCCAGATGATGAGGACCGTGAAATTTACAGCTTTTAGGAAGTAAAACATGAGTGAAATTTTAAACGAAGTATTTGGAGACAGCGATATTTCAGCCCCTTCTAAGGTTGAATCTTTTTCTAAAGTACTAAAGAAAAATAATAAGAAAGATTTACACAATTGGCTTAATCTAGTCATTAGCTCTCTACAAGAACAAGCAGATCAAAGAACCAGAAAACAGCGTGAGAACCTCTTAATGTACCGCGGAATCTCTATGAAGCGTAGAGATATAGATAGAGATAGGATCTACAGGGGAAGACGCTTAAATCGTATTCAGAAGCTTGTAATACCGCATATTCACGATCTAACTGAAACACGTGTATCTCAAATGACCCGCATTAAGCCAGCTGTAGAAGTATTACCTGCTAATAATGAGTGGGAAGACAGGGCATCAGCTAAAGTTGTACAATATATCATTAAACATCTTTGGTATGTAAACAATATTGATTTTAAAATGCAAGAATTACACCGTCATGCTAGAATTTTCGGTGAATCTTACATGTGGGTTACTTGGGATGAGAATAAAGGTGACTTACATCCTCTATATGTCCAAGCTCGTAACTTAGGTATAACTGAAGTAGAACTTCCAGGAGGAAAGAAAGTCAAAGTTGATAAGCCAATTAAAACTGGTGACGTTAACTATGAAATAGAATTACCTTGGAGAGTTTTCTTACAACGAAAGCCAAAATTTGAAGAGTCAGAATATGTCTTTCGTGCTAAGCTAATGCCTACTGATGAATTAAAAGCTAAATTCAATAAAAAAGATTTAAAGCCAACTGCAGATTTACAAATGTTTGATCTAGATGATCTTAGAGATAAGCTTTTAGAAGATCATACTTTAGTATTTGAATTTTGGCATAAAGGAACAGAGCAAGTTCCTAATGGTTATAGAGCATTATTTACTAAAGATGAGTTATTAGAAACAGAAGATCATCCTTTTGAGCATAAAGGATTTCCTTTTGTACGTCTAACTGACATGGATGTACCACAACAATTAAATGGTACCAGTAAATATGAATTAATTCAGCCTATAGCTAACATGTATAATAATGTTAATACATTAATAGCTAAAAATATATGGTTAACAGCACACGCTAAATGGATGGCGCCTCGATCGTGACTGGGAAAC